TGACCAAGCTGGAACTATTGTACCAAATGATAAGTTAGGAATGGGGAAAGCAGTAACAGTAAACTTTAATATAAGTACAGTTGATGCTAGAGGATTTAACGAGTTATTGGTTAATTCTAGGGGTACTATTGTTAATCTCATAAATAGTGCAGTAAATGAAAAGGGTAAAATGGCGATAATATGAGTGGTGCATTACCAAATACAAATTTTATTTCAGTTAATCTCAAAAGCAATCAAAAGACTTTGTTTTCAGAAACAGATAGTGGCAAGACATTTAGAAGGCAAGTACAAGGGCAAAGATTTAGTTTTACTATTCAATACCCACCTATGAAAAGGTCAGAATTTGCACCTATTATGGCATTTATAATGAAGCAAAGAGCAAGGCAAGAAGATTTTACAATAACTATGCCAAGCTATCTAAATGCACAAGGAAACGAAACTGGAACACTTTTAATCAATGGTTCTCATAGTGCAACAGATACTACAATAGCTATAGATGGATTTGCTGGAGATGGTGCTGGTAGATT